GGGAATTTTAACTGCTCCCGTATGCGGGAGCGTTCTGACAAATGACCGGCCGACGGCCCACATCGGGACGGTGATCATCTGCCCGGCAGGGAGCCCAACCCCTCACGGGCCAACCGTAATCGTTGGCGGCAACACAAGCGTCAGAGTCTGTGACATTCCAATTGCTCACCGGCTCAGCCCTACATCTTGCGGGGCGTTAGTCGCGACGGCATCCGGCGACGTAAACGCTTAAGTCTGGAGGATTTAAAATGGCGATGGGAATGGACAGGGAGACAGGCAAACCGTTGTCAGACGCGGACCACTTGCGCCAATCAATCCGAGACATTTTGTCTACGCGCATCGGCACGCGGACAATGCTGCGCGACTATGGAAGCAACATCCCCGAGCTCGTGGATCAGCCGATCAACCGCTCGACGATCGCAGCCATTCAGGCCGACGTGATCAATGCCCTCAACATCTGGGAGCCTCGCATGAGAATTGATCAAGTGGTCCTCTCTGAGGTCTTGGCGTCTGGCTCAATCACGTTTGACTTGTTCCTGACCTATTTGCCCAACGGCGAAGCCATCGCCCTAAGAGGAGTCACGATTTAATGTCATACAATCTCTCATCACTGCCAGATCCGGCAATCGTTGAAACGCTTACGTTTCAAACGATCTTCAACGAATTACGCGCCGACTTTTCCGCTCGGTTCCCAAGCTTCTCAGCATTGGTCGAATCTGATCCTGCGATAAAGCTTTTAGAGGTCGCGGCCTACCGCGAGGTGGTTTTACGCGCGCGCGTGAATGATGCTTTTAAGGCGACGCTTTTGGCGTTTGCTACTGGCGCCGACCTAGACAACCTGGCCGCCTTTTACGGGCTCACGCGGATCGCGCAGGAAACAGACGCAGAGCTGAAAGATCGCACGATCAACAGGATTCAAGGCAGCTCGACCGCAGGCGGTGCGGCCTGGTATCGCTACCAAGCCCTGACCGCAGACTCAGGCGTGAGAGACGCGCGGGTGACAAGCCCCGGCGCGGGGTTGGTTCAGGTGGCCCTCCTAAGCAAAGAGATCGAAAACCTGGAGACTCTGGGCACAGACCCCAACGCGCTCAGCTTAGGAATGGAAGCGCTCGCGGCCTTCTATGGCGTGACCATAACCACGGCCTCGAAAGACGTGACCGTCTCCCCTGAGATCCGCGCGGTTATTGAAGCAGCCGGCCCAGGCGGGACCGCCACGCCTCAGATGTTGGCAGCGGTTGATGATGTGATGCAAGACGATGAAGTCAGAGTTATCACCGACGCGGTCACGACCACGTCAGCGAACGTCGTCAGCGTCAACGTTGAGGCTCAGGTCTACCTCTACCCCGACAGCTCGGTAAACGTTCTGGCGGGCATCGAGGCGGCTATCAGGGCCGCGATTCAAACCGAAGGGGGCCTCGGCTGGGATTTGACTTTGTCCTGGCTAATTAAAAATATCCACGTTGACGGAGTGCAGCGCGTTGAGTTGATTTCGCCTACGACAAACCAAGTCGCAGATGATGGCACTGCCATCAGTATCGGCACATTCACCGTCACCAATATGGGATACGACCGCTGATGACTGACGCCTTGCTGTTGCCAAGTTCGTCCACAAGGCTTGAGAGGGATCTCTCGACCTCGATGGATTCGCTGCCACGCCTTGGCGCAGCGGCTGAACTAATCCGTGACGCAAAGCGGGAGAACATCCCCGACAGCGTCGTTCCTTTTCTGCTGTACGAATACGGGCTGGGCGAGCTTCTCCCCTACCTGTCAGATCCTCGAACGGCGATCAGTACCGGCGTTCTCTGGCAAAGATTACGCGGAACGCCCAAGAGTTTCAGCATCGCTCTGGGCTGGATCGGAAACGACGGGACGATCGAGGAATCAGAAGGAAACACGATCAACTGGTCGCAGTTCCAACTAGGGCTCGACAGTGCCCCGGTTGACCTGTCACAGACTGATTCAGTCGTGGAGATTGGCCGGCTCTCTTCTCCGGTTCGGTCTTCGCTGTTTCGCATATATGGCGGATGGTATGACGGCCGGCGCTTCCAGCTAGATAATCACCAGCTGAGCGGGCTTGATACCCTCTGCGATCACACGGGAGTCTATCTCAAAAGTGAATGGCCTCAGCTTAGTTTCGGGCGCGAATTTAAAGACGAACAGGGCGATATATCTGGCGACCTGGGCGCCATCTTGGGCGTGCATCGCGCCACTGGAATCAATGGCAGGTATGAGGATCGAACGATCCTTAGCAACTCTTTGCTGGGTGATACCAGCTGGCGAACGCTTCACATTGAGGATCTTTCCTCAGTTATTTCGCGGCTACATTTCAGCGTTTCTGGGCCTTGGTGGAACAACGCCACAGACTGGGAGGCGGCCTACGACTGGACCCAGGTCTTTGATTGGGCTGGCCTACAAAACAAATTCCAACCCGCTCTCAAGTTCGCACGCGCTGGGATGTATCTCAGCGACTACGCAGAGCTGGGCGACACGAATGCTTGCTTCCCTGCCCGCTCTTTGGACGAGTTTGGTGACGGCGCGGTTCTCCTTTCAGAAGGCGACCCGGACACTGGCGAGCACATTCTCAGCGAGCATCTCTCACGGGTTGAGTTCACCGAGATCAACGAACGGATCGAGCATCAGACGCAGCTCGGCTCGGTGTGGATCGGCTCGGCTAACAATCAACAGCAGTCTCAGCTTTTCGAGCTTGCACACGGTTCGGCAATCGTTGCAACAGGTCACCCCAATCCGCCTGCATACGCGACTGCTACCACCTACCTCGGTTCCTACAACAGCACATTCAACAACCGTCAAGACACTTCCGAGACCATCTTTGGCGATGGTGCCGGGCACGCGCTGGGCAATGGTGAGCCGTTCGTTTCTGTCGGAACCTTCACAGGTCAAGAGGTTGGCTTTGACGTGGAGTCGATCCAGGTTGACGAACTGGCCGGAACGATTACAGCTCAAAAAGTGCTGCTTAGGAATAATTACGTTTTCAGCAATTACGCGAATTACTCGCTCGGGAATGTCGTTACTTTCCCGCTTTACGACGCAGACGGTCGCCGTCAAACGGTCCGCTTTCAAAACACCTTTACGGCTGCCTATGCCTCAACGGCTGTTTATTTCGGAATTACAGACGTTTGGGGCGGCGTCTACTCAGACGATTTGCTGCTCGGCGTTCCGGTTGAGCTCCTGCCCTCGCATCGCGAGCACACCCGCGCATACCTTTACGACGACAGCTTTGAGCTATCGCGCACGCGCCTGTCTGAGTTTCAGCCGCTCATTAACCAACAATCAAACCGCAGGGACCACACAACGAACGCTCTGCAGACCACAGAGCAGTCGGACCAATGGCAAGACACTGCGAGCAATTGGGGCTCTGAGGCAACTGGCAGCTGGGAGACCGTCGCCAGTTACTTCGACAGCCTCAGCCAGGGCGATACCTGGAACAGCGAAAACTGGAACACTGGCGAATATTTCGGCAACGCAGACACCGACACCTGGGGCAACACTTTTGCCTGGCGGGTCTACCCACAGCTTGAGCAGATTCTCGGCTTTAGCCGGACAATGCTCACGCTTTCAGAGAACGGGCACCTGTCCGACTCTGACGGAATCCTGGGCAACACTCACGCAACGCTCGGATATTTCGAAGACGAACGGATCGAGCGCAGCCATCAGACAACCTCAGCGGCACACAACCCGAGTGGCTCCTGGTATCTGTTGCGCGAGCGGTTCGCGACGCTTCCATACGACGATCTCTTTGAACTCTCACGAACCCGGCTTGACGAGTTCATCCCACTGGTCAATGAGCAAGCGATCACCCGCGAGCATTACGGCGTCGGCAGTTCTGACACAGAGCAGTCTGATCAGTGGCAAGACACCGCCAGCACCTGGGGCACAGACGCGGCCGGCAGCTGGGCCACTGTTACCAGCTACTTCGACAGCCTTGGCGAAGGTGACACCTGGAACACTGAGGACTGGAACACCGGGGAGTATTTCGCGAACGCGGACACAGACACCTGGACCGATACGTTTGCTTGGAAGATCTACCCGCAAATTGAGCAGGTTCTCAGCTTCTATCAGTCACACCAATATCTTTCAGACACCGAAGACGGTCTCAGCGAAACCGACTCGGTCTTGGGCTGGCCGACTTCTCAGCGCTTTGAGCGTGACCACTATGCAGAAGCAACGGAGAACCGCCAGAGCTTCACGACACGCCAACACGTTCGGACCTATCGCCCGGCGATTGTTGCTCTCTATGTCGAGCCCACTTGGTTGGTCGGCAGCTGGGCCGGACCTGACGCGACTGGATGGGTGCAGGCCACGTCGGACTGGATCGATAACTCGACCAACGAATGGTACGCGGCCAACTGGCCGACAGAACTATGGGCAGAAAACAGCGTTTCTGATTGGACTATTGAGGACTGGATCGATGGAGACCCCACGACCTGGGCTAAGCATCAAATGTGGGCCAAAATTGCAGGGTGGCAGATTGCTAGCCTTGTGGTTGAGGGCGCCCACGAGACCCACACTTAACCTTGCCCATATAATGCAAACATCAAAGGAGGTGAGCCCTTGGCCACACTTGTAACCACAGGGCGAGCTGGGCTAGCTGCCTCTGTCAAAGCCCGAAACATTTTCCTCGGTATTGGCTCAGGCCAAACCGCTTGGGACGCCGCCGGGGTTGACCCCGAAAACATTGCGTCGACAGCATTGCAAGATGCGATCGGTTATCGCAAAGCGGCCCAGGTCGATTTTGTGACCAATGCCGCGCAAGGAGCAATCAGTCTTCCTAGCGGCAGATATGACGTGAGCACAGCAGACACCAATCTGCTGTATTGCAAATTCACTCTGGATTTTGTCGATGCGTCAACTTCCACAATTCGCGAGACCGGAATCTTTTTAGATGTGATCACTGCCGGCGGTTTGCCCTCGGGTCAAATGTTTTTTGACGCCGCGAGCGAAGTGACTGGCTCGGGAACTCTTTACCTTCTGGAGCACACCGCAAGTATCATCAGAACGCCTGCCACGCGGGAAACGTTCGAATTTGTCTTGACTTTCTAAAGGAAAAAATCATGAGCCTACAAGGTTACTACAACCGATTTTCATCATCTGACAAATACGATGAGCTGCTTTTCCGCGCTAGCAAAGGCCTGCAATCTGCCGAGCTAAATGAAAGCCAAGCGATCCTATCTGACAGGATCACAAACATTGCGAACAGTCTTTTCCAAGACGGCGCAATCATCAGCGGCAGCTCAGCACAAGTCGACGCACAGACAGGCGTCACTGTCATGCAATACGGCAGCCTTTACGTTCTGGGCGCTGTCCGCACAGTGGCCGGGGCGACTTTCACAGTTCCAACGACTGGAAGCTTTCAGATAGGCGTCCGGCTAACAACGACCACTGTCACCGAGCTCGAAGACGCAACGCTTCGCGATCCTGCAACCGGCACCCGGAACTATCAGGAACCTGGCGCAGGCCGCACCAAACGCGAGCTTGCTTGGGGATGGTCGGGCGACGGAGGCACTGGAGATTTTTATGGGGTCTACGATGTTCTTAATGGCGCTCTAGTTACGACAGAAGCCCCGCCCGTCCTGGACGCGGCAAAGGCTTTGATTGCTAGTTATGACCGAGACGCTAACGGTTCATACATTGTCAACGGCTTACGTGTCACCTGCCTGGGCAAAGATACGACGCAAACAAACTACGTTTTCACAGCTGCAGAAGGGACCGCCAACGTTCACGGCAACAAGATCACCAAGCCGACATCAGTTTCTGTCAGCTATCCGATCGACCCCGACCTGGAAACGATCAACAATGAGCCCAAGGTTTCAACCGGGATCGCTGCTCACACTTTGAGCGTCAATCGCTTCCCATTGAGCTCAGTCAATGATGTGGTGATCACGGAAGAAAAAACCGTCACGCTGACCCATGGGTCATTTTCTGGCGCGTTGGATCAACTCCCAGACACTTCGATTCTCAGCATTCAGAGCGTAAGCCAGTCCGGCACAACTTACAGCGCCGGAACTGATTACAACCTGACCGCAGACCAAGTCGACTGGACCCCCTCAGGCGCTGAGGTTGCTCCCGGTTCAACTTACGACGTGACCTATCGCTTCCTCACAAGCACGACAGTCACAAACATCAACCCAGATGATGGTGAGTTTGATGTAACGGGTGCAGTCGCTTCGACTTTGGTCCTGGTCGATTACAGCTGGAAGATGCCACGGATCGACGCCATCACGGTGGACGCTGACGGATACCTTCATCGGGTCCGGGGTGTTTCGACCGCGTTCAATCCAATCGCCCCGCAAGTCCCATATAACGAACTGCAGATTGCGGAATACAAGCAAATCTGGAACTCTGTCGAGAGCCCTAAAGTCGACAATAACGGCATCAAAGTCATCTCAGTGCGCGAACAGCGCCAGATGAAAAATGCGATCGCTGAGCTTTACGGCGTGATCGCTGAGGAGCGCTTACAGCGTGACATCAGCTCACGAGAGCCGACTGCTAAGTATGGCGTTTTTGCTGATCCTCTCCTCGATGGAGATCTCAGAGATGCAGGCGTCGCGCAAGACGCCGTCATCGTGAACCAGGAACTGCAGCTCGCTGTTAATGGCGCACCCGTCAGGGCTGCCCAAAACAACCAAGGCCATCAGCTCCTTCCTTATCAAGACATCACACTGATCAGCCAGACCCTGTTTACAGGGTTTATGGCTGTGAACCCATACGGGAACTTTGACGCCATCCCGGCCGATGTAGAGCTCGACCCCGCAGTTGATCTCTGGATTGTTACGGATGAAAACACAACGTTCAGCACTCAGTCGTTCACAATCGGATCAGGCGATCAGTCAAGCTCCAACACCGCAACGGTGGTGCAGCTGGCTTCTGAGGTAGAGACCAACATCTCAAACCTCAGGCAAACCGCCGTCGATTTCTCAATTGTTGGTTTTGATGCAGGCGAAGCGCTGACCTCGGTCACCTTCGACGGTCAAAGCCTGGGCAATAACGGCGAAGTCGCTGACGGGACTGGAGCCCTTACGGGTTCGTTCACTGTTCCTGCTGACATCCCCGCCGGTTCCAAGAGCGTCGAGTTTCTTGGCGATCAAGGAAACTTTGGCTCGGCGATCTTTACGGGTCAAGGAACCCTGGTCAACCGGGAATGGAACAGCATCACCACGACCACAACGTGGAGGTGGTGGAGTCCACCGCCTCCAGCTCGCAACTGGGATCCCCTCGCGCAGTCGTTTGTACTTCCTGAAGGTCGTCACATCACCGCGCTAGATGTGCAGTTTGCAGTTAAGGGGCAAGACGCCAACGATGTGACCGTGGAAATCGTCGAAGGCGATAACGGGTTCCCAAGCCGCCAGGCCATCACTCGGACGCGCATCCCTGGATCCAGCATCTCAACCTCTGGATTCACCCGCGCAACTTTCGACTTCCCGATTTATCTGGAAGCCGGCCGCGAGTATTTCTTTGTTCTGTCAACTGATGACGCATCGCACGCCGTCCGCATTGCCGAGCTTGGCAAATATGACGCGACCGCGAACGAATTTGTGACGGCTCAGCCTTACACCGTTGGAGTCCTGCTCAGCAGCTCGAACGCTTCCAGCTGGACGGTCCACAACGACATGGACATGTGTTTCAAATTGCTCGGCGCTGAGTTCACCTCAACGACATCCACGATCAATCTGGGCTCTTTGACCGTCAGCAATATGACGGACTTGCTGGTCACCGCTCCGGTAGACATCCCAGCGACCTCCTCACGGGTGACATTCAAATACACCCGCAGCACTGGTGAAACTTTCCTTCTGGCTCCTGATCAGTCGATCAGACTTGAGGCAGCGGTGAGCGACACCATGCAAGTTCAGGCCATCCTTGAGGGCACCAGCTACGAGTCGCCCACATTGCACCCCGGTGTGCTCAGCATCCCCGCGACGCTTGACACTGCTGGAACCTATGTCGGCCGACAGTTCAACGTCGCTGCAGGAGGCTCCACCATTCGGATCATCTTTGAAGCGCAGCTTGTGGGCGGCGCTGGCGTCGTTCCCCAGTACGACAATGGAGGGTATCAAACGATGGCGCTCGGCTCTGCCACTCAACTTGGCGACGGCTGGGTCGAATACGTTTTTGAGGACACAGGGATCGCGGCTTTGTCTGCCACCTCTGTGAAACTGAATCTCACCGGGTCGGCGGCTGGTCGTCCCAAAATCCGCAACATTCGCGCCGTAATGGTTTGAGGTCTAACTAATGACAACTGACACACGCACCACCAATCGGAATTATCCGCTCCCCTATCCCTCTAACCTTTTGGCCGCGGATGTGGTCAGGTTGCGGGATGCCCTGACCGCGATCGACTCGGATATGGGCGATTTCGTCAGCACTGCTGACGTGACGACCGCAATCAACACCGCAATCAACGCTTTAGTTGATGGCTCAGCAACTCAGCTCGACACACTTAACGAGCTGAGCGATGCCCTAGGCGACGATGCAAATTTTGCCGCCACCGTGACCGCAGCCCTGGCCGCAAGGCTGGAGCTAGCAGGCGGGACATTGACCGGGGACTTGACCCTGGCAAATGATCCGAGCAGCGCACTCCAAGCCGCGACCAAGCAGTTTGTAGAGGCTTACGCCGATGCAACGCACACAGGCTGGACCGTTGCAAACACTGCCGCCACGCTGGACGCAAATACGCGTTACCTCGTGGACAGCAGCGCAGCTTCATTCACGCTTACGTTGCCCGCGTCACCGACTGCGGGTCAGTTCGTGACTATGGCGGATTCAGAGGGTTGCTTTGCAACCTACCCTGTCACCGTTGCACAAAATGGCTCCAACATTGTTGGGCAAGCCCTGGACCTTGTTCTTAACGTCGACCGCGCCGTCCTCTCACTGGTTTTCAGTGGTGATGCGACGACCGGCTGGCTCGTTAAGTAATCC